GAGAGAACCTAAAGAATATCTAAGCGAAGAATCAGAAGAATAACTTTGAGAATTAGAACTTAATGTAATTAGTCCATGAGTAGCATCAACAGAACTTACAGATGATTCAATAAACTCCATATCCTTTGACATTGTTTTAACATATAGTTCAGAACTTCTACCTGCAAGTAAATTAAATGAAGTTAAAATTGTATTGTCTTGATAATTGTATGCTCTTCTTTGTAGTGTTCCTGTTAAAGACATTACATTAGGAGTCGAAAAAAGTGCTTCTGTTTCTGTTCTTGCATAACCTGTTCCATTATTAGAAGGATGTTCAAATATAATAACCCATTTAGCAGAAGATGAGGAATAAGAAATGCTACTGCAAATTAATATTTGTGTTCCTATTTTAACTTCGTCTCCTGCGTTTATAAATAAACTTGGGTCAGAATAATCAGTTTTAACAAAATATCTTGGGTCGCTTGCTCCACTAATTAATGAGTCTATTTCCATTTTCATATCAACGAATTCATTTAAATCTCCAGTAAATACTCTATGTCTAACTCTATACTTATCAAATTCTTTAATTTTACTTGTAAGCATTCTGCTAGGATTCATAATCTTGGTTTCACAAAAACCTCCACGATTTCCAATAGATTGTTCTAATTTATTATCAATTACATTATTTAATACATTTACTTTTGTTGGAGAAAAATCATAATGTAAATATCTAATCGGGCCTTCATTGACAATGACAGACGTTGGATTTATTAAATCATCACTATCTCTTCTAGCATTAGGGAATGCATCATCATAATCAGTATAATCTAAACTGTTAATGGTATTGCCTTCATTAGAAGTATGTGTGCTTGGATTGTCTAAATCTTTTAATTTATCAACCAATGTTAATTGCATAGAGTATTTACTATAATCTAAAATTTTATTTGAAAACTCCTGTTCTGTAATAAAAGTATATTGTTCTGAACTAGAATCTAGCGTGGTCGTTCCCCCACTATCTGTTTTATTTAACCTAACAAAATACTTAGTATTATGGTCTAATTCATTCTTCTTATTTAGAGAAGATTCTAACAAATGAAACAAAGGAGATGAAACAACAAGAGAGGCTTTTAGGTCTTGCTTAATCCCTGCTGAAAAGGCAATAGCAGTAGTAGTTTTAATTGGGCCTTTGAATAACATAAACTTTGTATCTTTAGGTATTTCTTTACCTAATGCTGGAGTAAATTCAAAAGCATCTCCAGCCACATCTTCTGTAATAATGTCTGTTACTCTTGCAAAATGATGTTTTAAATGGTCATCTGAATGTATTAAAACAAAGTAATGGTAATCACTATCATAATTACCACCTGTTAATTGAACCCCTGTCGTAGTAATAGAATCATAACATTTAATTCTAAATCCTTTTGTAGTTTGTAAATTGTTTCTTTCTGTATTTTCTGTCGATGTTCCAACTTCTACAAAGGTTTCGCTTGATGTAGAATCATCAGGATAAATTAAAGTAAATAATCTATCCGTAGAACTAAAACTGGTGTTCGATTCAATTAGAGGATTAGTAGGAGTATTATAGCCATTTGCTTGGCTAATATCAGTTTCTCCTTTTTGAAAGACTTTAATTGCCATTATAAATCAATCTCCTCGAATCTAAGATAAAGTAGTGTGTTATTCAAACTTGGCAAAAGAGTTTCTTTATTTGTAAATGTTGTTTTAGGAAAATTTAAAATAGATATTTCATGCATTTCTCCCATAAACTGTTTATTTACAATTGCTGAATTAGCACCAGTAGCACCAGCACCCATAGCACCAATAAAACTATCTGTTCTTGTAAAAGCAAATGTTCCTGATTGAGTATGTTTAGTGCTTAGAACATTAATTCCATTTAAGAAGATATTGATTCTATTGCTTGATTGAGTATATGTGCAAGCAATATGATAAGTGTTATTAATGTAAGAAGCCTCTTTCCTTGAATGAATAAACACTTTTGTTCCATTACTCAAGGTCGGAGAATATGAAGCGTTAAGAGTAACGCTCGTCGTTCCGTTGATGCTGGCGATAGTGCCAATAGATGTGAACGTAAAACCATCTCTAATGAAGAGTTCTTGACTCACATGGCATTCATTTTCGGCTGAACCTGAAAGACCAATCACCGCACCACTATGGGAGGTAGTCGAGGCTAATAAATCAAACATCTTTCGACCACTACTATCAAATCCTTCAGTATCGGAAGATGACCCCCATTTAAACATAGAACTCTTATTGGCAGTAATAACTGCACTTGTTGTAGTAAAGTCTTGAGAAGTTCCTCCAATGTCCATTGAAACTTTTATTTTGTATTCAGCAGGTTGGTTTTCATTAAAAGATGTAGCATTGACTAATGATATGGAAAATTTATCGCTTGAATATATTAACATTTCATGTGTTAATCTTCCCCCATTGACAGGAAGATAAAGTTCACTTTGATAATTTGCAGTTGTAGATTGATGACTATTTGATGGCATTATCTTTTTACTTGAAGTAAAACTAGGAATAGTTCCACTTACGCTTTGACGACCATAGCCATTAATGTCGTATGGAGTAATAATTGCTTCAAATGTAAATGAGCCTTCATGGTCGAACAAACCATATCCAATATTATTTGATGAATCGTTATCATTATTTGTATCAGCCACATTATCTGAATAATCTAGTTTAACAAACCCATTACACATAACAGGAAAGACTAAACTCCTTTTCTTACCTGCTAATACTTGATACATTTAATTCACCTCAAGGAGTAATTGATGCAACTTGGAAATCTAAATTAAAACTCACTTCAACTGTTTCAGCAGAAAAATCAAAACTAAATGAACGAATAAAACCTGTTACGCCTTTTGCTGTTGCTGAATCTGGAAAATCAGAAAGTTTAGCAGGAACACCTAAGTTATCGCTTTCATTATTGTCGCCTCTCGAAGCAAAGTTAAAAGGAACATCTGTTGCCGTTGTAATATCATTTACATTAACTCCTGCTCTTTGTTGCGTTTGGTCATTACCTACAAAGGAAGGATAAAGAATAACTAGTTCTGAAAACGCTTGATTTTTTGCTAGTCCTGTCGAATCAACTCCCGATGCAATCATTTGTGCAACTTCATGAGCAGTATAGGTTAAAGTAGTAAAATCATCATTACCTGTTCTGTCTTTACTAATTGTAGTATTAAGAAGAAAACCTTGAAGAGAAATTGATTTATCAGCCATTCCTAAATCTAAAGCAGCAGTAATTGATTCACCTGTTGCAATACCAGATAAAGGAACTGGGAATGCAGGTATTGTTTTAGATACACTAAATGAAGCATTTGTTACTCTTAATGGTATTGTATTCTTTGTAATGTCTGTTTCGCCATCTTCAAACATTTGTGTTTTCAAATAAACGTAATAGTCTCTTGCCATTTTAATCACCCTAATGTCCTTGACGAAGTTCGCCTGTTGATTTTATTATTTACCATATTTCCAATCTTATCGGCAATACGTCTTAATTCTGCATCAGAAGTATCTCTTGCGTTAATTGTAATGTTGATTGTATTTCCGCCACCCATTCTTTTGCTTTCTGTATTTGTATGGACTTTTGAACCCGAAGGAAGAGAAACTAATTCTGGGCCATTTTCTCCTACTAATGTCATTCCTTCGTTTGCCCCAACAGTTCCACCCATCGCTCTTTTGAATGGATTAATTTTACCTGTAATCCATTTAGCAACTGCCCATAAAGCCGCTAATACGACAATAAATATCATCGCTGGTAGTGCATAAATTCCAATTAATAATGCTACTTGCGTTGCCATGTATTTAACAAAGTAAGCCAACAATAGAATTTTTCCAAACTTTTTAAGAACAGGTAAAGCCTTTATCCAAAACTCTTTCTTTGTTATAATTGAAATATTATCAAGAATTGTATAAAAGAAACCAACTAAAAGCCCCACAAATACTTTAAATCCTACTTTAGCAAGCGACCATAATATAGATAAAGTGCCATCAAGTAATGTCATCAAATAGTCCAAAACTGCTTGATAATCCCCTGCAAAGAAAGCCCCCACTAATCCAAAGAATGCCCCTAACATTTCAATAGAGGTGTAAAATATATTTCTTAAATCGTCTAAAATTCCTAGTTCCTTCATTATTTCAAAAGCATCACTAGCAAACTTTAAGAAGAGAAGAATACCCATGAATGCAAATATAGAAAATATTAGGAATTTAAAAACTATGTTTAACATTGGCTTAACCATTTGTGAGACTTTAAACATTCCTTGACTTATTTTAAGTTGTAATATTTCTCTCTTAACTCTTCTATTTTCTACTTTTTGTTGCCTTTTATTTTCTTTTTGGATTTTTTCAGAAACAGTATAATTGCCAGTTACAAACTTTCTAATCGAAGTTAATCTATCTGTCATGGTTTGAAATATTTTTTCTACTTTAACAGAAGGTGCTTCCTTTAAAGCAGTTCTCCTAGATTGTATTTCGCCTTTAATTTCATCTCTACCCGCTTGTGTTTCAAATTTAAGTTTTGCTTGAATTGCTTCTTGTGCTTTAGTAAATATTTTAGTTTGCTTTTGGCCTTTAGCAATAAGTTCATCTAAACCTGCGGCAAATTCTTCTCCGTTTTCTTTTCCTTCTAAAATTGCTCTATTGTATGCAAGAGTTCCTTTGACCGCTTCTTCGATGTTTTTCCTTGCTTCTGCATCAGCAAAAGGAGTTCCGCCTTCTAAATCGTCTTTTAACTTTTGTAAATTTTGCAATTGCGGTTCAAGTTTTTTATATGATTGAACTTGGTCAATAATTCTTTGATTCGATTCTTGTTGTGCTTTAGCATTTCTTCTCGCATTTCTTTCAAAACCTGCAAAAATATCAATGTATGCTCTTAACTTATTCTGAACAGCCCAAATAGGACTACCAGATACTAGACGACTAAACGTAGTCCATGCTTTACCTTGTTTAGAGGTAGTATCTGCTATCGTTCCTAATCTTCTGATAAAAGTTAGCGTGTTAGTATCAGCCAAAGATAGAGTTGAATTTAAATCATTTAGCGAACCTGCTAACCTTTTAATTTCATCATCTGCCATGACTTACACCTTTGGCTTTATTTTGTGCTTTTTCCATTTCATCGGCTTTAATCTTCTCTATGTTGGCGTGAACACTAAGTAAGTCCTTAACTAAACTTACAGGCATCTTATAAACTTCTAACGGACTAATTGATAGTGCGCTAGAAAGAGAATAAACCATAATTAACGAAAGTGTTTTAGGGTCTGCTTTTTTACCTTTTAAAGCATCCCTAATCATTCGTTTTTTTGTTCATCCTCCTGCATCATCAACATTGGATTTGGTAAAATCTCTTTAATTTGATTTCCGACAAAAGGACTTAATCTAAGCATATCAACGGTGGATAGGCTTGGTTCTGTTTTGGAGATGAAATTCTCAACCATGTAGCGATACATCGCATTTAGGTCGAGGTCAAACGATTGTGTGCGAGAATCAATCTTCATCACACTATTCAAGGCTTTTTCGGCTTCAAGCCATGTGGGTTCTTTAACCCATACCTTGAGATATTCTTCACTTTCGGGTGCTACTTTAATATAATGTAGCGTAGGCTCATTTAGTGCAAATAATACACTCTTATCTGTAATAACTTTTTTTTCGTTTAACATTTCATCCACCTTCTATACCAACAAACAAACAAACGGTGTTGGTGGAATATTATTCTTGTAATTTACTTGTAGTCTTTTTTGGAGTTTCCTTTTTGGTTTCTTTTGGTTTTTTAGCCAATTGTTCTTTGAGGCGTAGTTTATCATACTTATCCATAAAATCACCCCTGTAAAATCCAATGAGTTCTAACTTCACAAGTATTTAGATTTCTAGGCATTACTGTTCCTTCAATAGTGATTGGCCCTTTGTCATCTGGAATTGTAATATTTGCTGAACTTAAGAAGTAATCTTGGAACTTTAATAAAATTTGCTCATTAAGAGTTCCATCGGGAGCATTCTTATCAAATTGTAAAGTGATAAGATTACTTGTTCCTTCTTCTGTTTGGTCGAGAAGTTCTTCAAATAATTTGTTATCTGTAACCATAGCAGTAAAAGAAATTTCATATGTTCTTTGAGCAGGAACGCCAGTTTTAATTGATTTATTTCCAACACCAATAAATCTTTTATCCTGTAAGTTATTATTAATAGTCAATGTCATATTTGTAATTTTAAGGAACTGCTCTCCAAAGATAGTAAAAGCACCGCTTGAAAAGAAAAACGGTTCAAGTGATTCTTCTCCTGTTGCAGTTAATGTATTTGAACCACTTCCAAAGTTAAATAAATTAGCATTATCATCAACACCTGCACGACCTTCATATGCTTCATTTGTTTTTAGTTTATGAACTGCTCTTGTATTTAAATCAAGAGTCATTTTAACTTCCTCATTTTCATTAGCCGTCATTGTTAAAGTATTAACTCGATTACCTCTTGCAATACGAACAAAGTTATGTGATTCTGTTGCTAATGTAGTATCTCCTGTTCTATGTGGATTTGATGTTTCTAATTTGCTCATGTTTTGTTCTAATCCAAACGAAGGCAATTCTTCACCATTTGCTTCTCCAAATGTATATTTAATTGGGTTTGTTAGAACACCGCTTGCATTATATTCTGGTAATGTTAATAGTGCCATATGTGTAGCAGTATCTTGATTTGCTACTGGAGGAATCATAAATGTAGAATCTCTTGCAGTTCTGTAAAAGATTGGCCCTGTTGATGTAAAACCTGTAATGTTATCACTAAATGCCTTTGCAGTTGCAGTTTCTCCAATATCCAAATAATGAACATTGTTTGCATGAGCAGTATATGGTGGGGTTGCAGGGTCTAATGAACCGCTTCCAGTAAAAGTCGCATTAATTTGTGTGCATTTACCTAAAGCATAGTAAAGCCATGTTCCTTGATTATTAACAATAGCCAAATTGCCTCCGCTTGCAGTTTCAATTCCTTTGTATTGATGAGTAAAGTTTCTTGAACTTCCTAAAGATAAATTCATTTGTTTCATTTCTACTTCAAGATTAGGGAATGTTGCAGTTTCCAAAAGACCTAACCAATTATCAGCACTTAATCGTGCAATAGAACCTGTTAATGTTGTAGGAGCAGGTGCGCCATATCCTCTAATAACAATAAAATCTGTTGCATCTTGAATTGTTAAAGTATGGGCAGGAGAAATTGTGATAGATGTAGTATCATTAGCAGTAATAACGTGAGTAGAATGAACTTCTGTTGTAGATTCAGAAGCATCGAATAAATCAACAACACAACCAACGTAGAGATTTTCTACCATTCTTATGTTATCTGTCCAAAGGGCATCACCAACTAACTTCGTTGTTGTTGAGCCTGAATTGTTCAATATGACTTTTAAATCCAATTCTGGAATCATAGTCAATGTTGCGCCACTACCTAAAAATATGTCTGTATTTACTGCCATCTTTTAATCTCCCCTTTCCTTTACTTACTTACTAGGGAATACTTAATGCGAATCTTTTTGCTTCTATACTTAATTTATATCCAAATAATCTTTTTGCTCGGTCATTTGATTCGCTTCTTGAACCTACAAAGATTTGATTGAATTTAGAACCATCACTTGCAGTATAGCCTCTACGACCTCGCTCAAGTGCATGACGGGCGACCAAGTATAAAGCCCTTAGCCTATCACGCCCGAAATTTGTATCTGTTCCCGCCCTTTCGTCGTGAACTGTTCTTATATGCATAGTAAATGTATATGTTTCATTTCTAACATCAAAGTGAACTGTTGGGTATTCTAGATTTTGTCCATCTTCAAAGAAAATAATAACATCTTTAGATGATAAATCATATCTTACTCCTTTTCCTCTTTCTAATGTTCTAACATCAACAAAATTAGGTGTTGCTACATGGTCTGCTGAAATAGTTCCTGCACTTTGCAAAGTAGTAGCCGAACTTGACCAATTCGACGAAACTAAATCAATAAGCAGACTTACTTCATCCATTTATTTCACCATATTATTTATTCTCTCAACAAGTGTTTTTTCTATATGTTTTACCATTTTTTCTTGAGCATTCTTAATTATTTCTTCGTCGCTAAATGATATATCTATTCCTAGTAATTGTGATAATTCTTGTGTCGCTAATTGTCTTTCTTTTTCAAGATTTAACATTTCTTTGAATATTCTTAGACTGTCCATTTAATCACCCTAAGAAATAAACTAAATCTCCCTTGCCCTTGAGTATATCCATGCCTTCCTTTTTGAGTATATCATACTTTTCTTTGGTTGATATATTGCCCCCAGTATCGGCAATAAGAATAGTTTGGTCATCATGGCGCAGTATTTCAGCCGCAACTAGTTTTGTGGCTGCTTCGTGAATAGCCGCAGGAACTCGATTATCTCCTGCAATATATGAAACAATAATAGAATTCTGAGTATGATATGGATAATCCTGCAAGAAGAAAATTTTACCTTCTTCGCCAATATTCCAAAAAGAACCTAATCTTCTTACATCTTGCTTATCTGTAAATTGAGTTACTGTGCAAATTGTTGGAATAGAGGCATTTGTTGCAGTAAATGTAACAGTTCCGCTAACAGAACCAGTTGTAGTATGACTTAAAACAACGGTTGTTGAATTGGTAATAGAACTGATAGTCGATGAAGAATTAATATTTGTTCCCGAAACTGCCATTCCTACAACCAATTTGCTAGAATCTGCAACAGTTAAATTTGTTGTTGTTCCTGTTGCTGAACAAGTTTGCCGAGTTTTTACTTTAATTGTACAATCAGAACCATCTTCTCCAGCCAATAGTGAAGAAATAAATACTTCTTTTGAGTTTTCTGTATTTTTATGTGCGTAAAAGT